GCTTAATCCCCACATCTTGTAGTGTAACCCTTGACAAGACCCCATATGTAGTGTAATGTATTACATTGTAATACCGATATGTTTCTAACTTATCCTTAACTAGAGCCCAAGCTTATGAGCCTTAAAATTGGATAGACGGCCCGGTCGAGTAGGGCGCAAGTCCCACTATCACGAACTCAACGTAGCCGAAATCCTCAAGTTATCTGAGAAGACCGTGCGTGAATGTCTCGAGGATAAATCGGTGCCCATCCAGACACGCGCTGAACTTGGGATGAAGTTTATAAGTAAGCACTTGCCGGATAAGGTTAGTGTCTCAATGACTCAATTTAATTTATCCGAGACCACGATTAACCGCATCCTGTCCCTGATGGAATCAGAAAATCCCAAAATTATTCAGGTCGAACCCACTACTAATAGTGTGCCGCAAATAACAGATGAGGGTTGAGTGCTTATGCTATCTAATGCTATGTATGAACGGCCTATAATAGTTATTATCGGACGGGCACAAGCAGCGGGCTCTAACCGGGCCGGGCGGAAAGTGAATTCGGGGGTGGGGGCGGCGGGGTATCGGGATCAGGTCTCAACTCTCGCGCGGCGCGAAAATTTTCGGAACCTAATCTAAACACGCTAGGAGATTAAATGGCTACTTTGGAGTTGTGTGATTTATGCGGCGGGAAAGTACAGCGCGAATTCGTGAACCTAACTATGCGCGGCAGGATGCAGATGTACGACGGGAAACCGCCTGAGCCTCCAGCGGGATTTAAGTACGCGGAAAATGAAACGGAAAATTGTAAGACCTTCATCAAGACGTGGGACGCATACGGAAAGGTGATTAGCGAAATCCGTATGATGCCCAAGCCTCCAAAGTGGCGGCAGATTCAAGTGAAGTACGATCTCTGTGAAGATTGCTCCTCAAAGATGATGATGCTCCTCGAGCAGTTGCGCTCCAAGTATCACCTTGAGCAAAAAGAAATTCAGATGTTAGATGCTCCGCGTCAGAATCCGTGGTTCATGCTTGGATTTGATGAGGACTGGAAAGCGGATGCAAATGGGGATTAATTCCTCGCCCAGTTCCGAGTGCGTCCTGGAACTCATGGCTGAGATTGTTCCTGCGTTAAATGTCTGCGGCGTTTGCTCAGAAGCGCCAAAACGACAGCTCGGATTCATCCTGTGAAGAAGCGGACGGAGGGAAGTTTACCCGTCAATAAACAGGCGCTTGAAGAGAAAATTTATGCGTATCTCGCCACGCGCCCGATGGCCTGGGGCAAGACCTTCTTTCCGCATCACTTTCGCATGGAGTCGCCGAAGTTTCACGCAGAGCTAGTCCAAGGCGCGATGGAGAATTTACTCCTCAGCGTGGCCGCGCCTCGTGAGAGCGCTAAGTCAACTATCCTCGTGTTCCTCTATCCCTTCCACGGCATTATGTTCAAGAGGTTCCATTTCATAGTCCTCCTGAGTAACACGTTTAAGAAAGCCGCGATGCACCTGGACACGATCAAGAAGGAGCTGATGGATAATGCGGCCTTGAAAGAGGCCTTCCCCGGCATCACGATAACGCGCGATGCGGAAGGTGATAGCGAGTTCCGGCATCCCGATGGATTCTCGGTCAAGTTCCTCTGCAAAGGCGTGGATCAGTTAGGCTCCATTCGAGGCGTCAAGTTTGGCGCGTACCGTCCCGACCTAATCATCTGCGACGATATGGAGGATGACGAACTTGTGAAGAATCCGGTACGCCGTCGTGATCTCCAGCTTGAATATGATGAGGCGCTGATCCCGGCTGGTGAACGCGGTAAGTGTCAGATTATTAATGTCGGCACAATTCTGCATGATGATTGTCAGATGGCGAAGCTCATCAATGACCAGTATTACCCGGAGTTTAAGAAGTTAATTTATCGCGCCCATATTAATCCCGGCAAGAAGGATGAGCGGTCGCTCTGGCCTGAGAAGTGGACACTTGAATGGCTTAACATGATGATGAAGAGTAAGCCGAATGTGTACGCGAAGGAACTCCAGAACGATCCTGTGGCGGGCGTGAACGTGCGCTTCGTCAGGGAAATGTTTCGCAAATGGCGTATCCAAGATGGTAACTATCAACTCTTCGATAATCACGGCAATATGGTCAGCTCCGACTCCCTCAAGCACTGCAAGGCGGCCATTTCCTGTGACCTCGCGTGGGAAGAGGACAAGGATGCGGACTCTTGCGTCCTGATGCCCGGACTCCTCACGCCGGATAGCAACATCCTCGTGTATCCGTACCTCTCGCGGAAGGGCGTGCGGCCCACGAATATTATTGAGTACTTGTTCACGACGGTGGAGCGCCTAGAGAAGATGACTGGGTCAAGTGTCCCCATCGGCTTTGAGAAAGCGATGCTGGAAAAAGTCACCCGCTGGATCTTGCGGCAAGAGATGAAGAAGAGGAATAAGTTTCTCATCACGAAGTCCCTCTCTTGGGAAGGTGACAAGATCGAGCGCATCGAGATTCGCTTAGAGCCGCGCTATGCACAAGGCGCGATCTATCACATGGAGGGTATGGGCGATCTTGAGCACGAGCTTGAACGTTTCCCATCCGGGGCTCACGATGATTTACCAGATGCACTCCAAGGTCTTGTGCAGATGCTGGAAAATCCGAAGGCAAAGCAGGCCCAGACGACCGATGATCCCTTCATGAAGGTGCGCGACCTCTGTCTTAAGGCCAAGCAGAAAGCAAAGTTCCACGGCTTCGGCCAGAAACGTACCTCGAAAGGTATCCCATTCCGCCGGAGTCCGTTTTGATGATAGAACGCGCGATTCGGGTGAGGCCTCGCCGCTGGTGGGTACCGGGCGATTACGATTACGCACGCAAACTTGAACAGGAACTTAACTTTGAAAACGTAATGGCGCTACTGGAACTCGCAAAGGAGAGAATGGATGGAAGAGACGCGCAAGTATAGGCTGATTTTCTTGCCAGAGAAAGTGTATCAGACAATTCAGAATGGAATCGGTGCAACGAAGCTGGCCGCCTATGAGCCGCTTCACGCGCAAGGGATGGATAATCTCTACTTTATGGACGATGGGGTGATATTCCTTGATGAGAAGTATAGGCCCGAACTAACCGAGAAGGCGAGAAAAGGGATCCAGCTATGAACGCTAAGAAGATTAAGGCGATGCGGAGACACTTCCGCGCAGTGTGCAATCGCAATAACGTTGAGATTATCCCAGGCGTATTCAAAGCCTACCTTCGAGACCTCCGCGCCTTCGGAATGTATGAAGAGTTTATCGAAAAATCAGCCCGGTATCGTTATCCTAATATGACCGAGGATCATAAAAAACTTGACACACAATCATAATTATGTTATCTTGCGAGGTGTGAAGTGCAACATTCTAACCTATCACGGTTGATCGTTGCAATTATTAGGGAGCTTAAGCTGGAGGATAAGACCATCATCATCCTCGGCGAGGTTCTGAGCATCTTAGTTAAGAGACGTTAGACGCCTTACTCATATTTAGACACAGGCCAGTTGTGACCCGTAAATCAGGGTTGCGCTGGCCTTTTTTATTTTAGTCCATCTGCAAGCGTTTGAAGGCGCTTCTTGGACATGGGGCGGCAAAACATAGTTTAGCCCCAACTATTTGGTAGCCGCACGATCGGCGGCTTTGAATCCGGGACACGCGGACTGGAGCCTAGGGTTGCGCTGGAGTAGCTCAATTGGCAGAGCATCTGTTTTGTAAACAGAATGTTGGGGGTTCAAGTCCCTCCTTCAGCTTAAGAATGGAGCCTCGTGGCCGAAGAAAAAATTAGTGAGCAAGACTTATTCGATCTAAAGCAGGAAATCCTCATGGCGAAGAAGCTTAATGAGGAGTTTTTGCTGGGCCAAATGCAAGAGGCCATCCAGCGTTACACGGGAGAGTTCGTTCCGCTCATCGGGCAGAACTGGGACATTGCGCTCAACGAGATTTATCCCGTCATACAGTTTAATTTGCCCTCAATTTACTTCCGCAATCCCCGCGCATTCCTGAAGCCGCGCACGAAGACGTATGTTGCCAAGGTTCGGAATCCGCAAACGGGCACGATGGAGCAAGTCTTTATGGACTCCGCGAAGAGTGCGAAGACCCAAGAAGCCATCCTGAACTATTTACTACCCGAGATCCGCTACAAAAAGGAAGCTCAGAAGGTTTTGATGGACGCGCTCCTCTTCAAATTCGGCATCCTCTGGCACGGCTACAAGGGCGAGTTTGGCATGACGGATGAGCAGAGTATATTTATTGAGAAGGAGCAGGTGTGGGTGAGTCGGCTGAGTCCGATGCGTTTCCTGAAGGATCCGGCGGTCGGGATATCCGAGCTTGAGAATGCGAGATGGATTGGCCGCTCATTCGATGTGCCGCTCCAGGACTTGATTGAGGACGATACGCTGGAGGTTGATAAGCGCATCAAGGGCAAGCACGGCTATGGCGACCGTGTTCATAACGGAAAAGTGGAGAAAGCCCTCGGCTCAACCAACGGTAACGACATCCTCCGGCCCGCAATGGTGCCGCTCTTAGACATTACCGATCAAAAGTTTAAGGATTCCACGCGTTCCCGCTTCGTAGAAGTGTTTGAGATATTCCTGCGCCCAACTCCCAAAGAGAAACGCGACGGAAGCAGGGGAAAAGTTCTCCTCCTCACCTTCGAACAACCCAAGCCGCTTCGTAAACCGAACTCATGGCCGTATAAAGCCGAGGGTTGGCCCGCGATTCCGCTTGAATTTAATCCGGTTCCTGAGCGGCAGTTTGGTCTTGCCGACATTGACACGTATAAATCCATCGCAGATCAGAAGAATGCGATCGTGAATTTACAGTTACGGAATGCTCAGGAGAATTCTAAGGTGTGGGTTGCCATTGCGAAGGATGGGCTCGACGGCGAAGAGGACTTAGAGATTATCGCCAAGGGTGAGCAGACGATTATTTTGTTCCCTGGAGAGTCTGTGCAGGGCAGGATGTCTGTGGCGTCTCCATCCGGCCAAGCATCGGGCGAATTATACCTCATCGACCAACGGATTCAGAAAAATTTAGAGGACAAATCAGGCGTCTCAGACCTTAAGCGCGGCTTCCTCCAGTCCGGCGAAGAGTCTGCGGCCTCCGTCAAGATTCGCTCAGCAGGAGCCAGCGTCCGGCCCGCGTATCGTCAAGATATCATGGCGGATTTTTTGAAAGAATCCTATCACTTGCTTCTTCAATACTCAAAACAGTTTTATACCGTGGATGAAGCGATTCGTATCACAGGTTCTCTTGACACGCAATGGATTGAGAATCCTACAAAAGAGGAAATCCAGGCCGATTGTGACGTTGAAATCGACGTGGTCTCCATGCTCCCGGAGAATCCTGAGAAAGAAATCCAGGAACTCCAGACTGTGCTTAGCCTCATGGTCTCAGGCCTTACTGACCCCGTCATCCGCCAGCAACTTGAGATGGAAGGGAAGAAGATTGAGCTCAGCCCCATCATCGAGAACCTGCTTATGCGTCTTAAGATCAAGAATCCTGACATATTCCGCAATATTCGGCCGGAAGAATCAGAGGGATTTGTCAGCGTCAAGGAACTCAAGGACGCGCGGGAAAATGTCAAAGCTATGGTTGCGGGGGCAGAGATCCCAATACCTCCAGCTCAAGGCCAAGACCACCGGGCCAAGATTGAGGCTTATGCTTCCATAGCTGAGCTTGCGAACAACTCGCCCTCTGAAGAATCGCAGATGATTATCGCGAAACTGGATCAGCTTATAGCGATCCATGAACAGTTGCTTGAAGAAGAGATGAAGAAAGAGTCGCCGCGTCCCGGTTCACTGGTCAAGAAACCTGCTCCGATGCAGACCTTGGGTGCCCAGTGACGAACGCATTCATTTGTCTCGTTTGTTGCCAGACCTTCAGCGTGGATTCAACCGAAGACGTGACAGTTAAGACAGTCAATTGCCCAAATTGCAATAACCTTGTTCACTCGATGGAGAGGGACTAATGGCGGAATCCGAACGTTTCAAACCTCACTATAACGCGGCCCTTGGCAAGATGATTCACACGAAGGATGACTACCTTAAAGGTATCAAAGAACACGGCCTCATCCCGCAGAAGGAAGCGAAGCAGATCGCGGAGTCAAAGCGCAAGGAAGCGGAGAGGGGATATAAGCCCTCTGCCTGGGCGCATGACATGGCGCGTGAGATCAAGCGTTCCGGCGGCAAGCCTGGAAGCGCATTCTATAACGAGTTGTCTAAGCGCGGCGTGAATCCCAAGCAAATCAATGATCTTAAGAAAAAAGCAGAGCAAGTTCACCGTGACGGACGCGGTGGATTCCATAACGGAGACGGACGCTAATGGCATTTATCATCATCGCTGACGGAACAATGATTAATACGGAGAACGTAGAAAGCGTGGAGCGCAAAGGAAAGCTCACGACTTCTATCATGATGACCTCTGGAGACAAACACTTAGCAGAGTTTCCATTTGAGGTCATGGTCAAGAGGATCGCAGAGGGTGACAACTCACTCAAAGAAATCCTCCGTAATATTGATAACAACACAATGAAGGTTCGGTTATAGACGTAATTCACAGAATTTAATTTAGCCCAAGCCTCACTCTAAGTAAGACACAGGCTCAGATCAGAGATCACTCTCCGGTCTGGGCCTTTTTTATTTTGAGCGGACGCTAAACAAGGAGATTTAAATGAGCGAGACAGAGACAGCAGGATCAGCGGTAACGGAAACGGTGAACGTGAGCGCAAAGGAAATCTTAGCCCGCGTGTTACCCGAGACTCAACAAGCCGCCCCGGCCCAGGATGTCACGATTGAGGACATTAAGGGAAACGTCAAGTTTGATGACATTAAAGATCCGCTTGCCCGCGCTCTTGCTGAGAAGCGTCTCAAGGAACTCGAATCAGGATTTAACAAAAAGTATGAACAAGTTGCGAACCTCCGCAAAGAGTTGGAATCCAAGGCGGCGCAGATCAACGCTCCCCGCCAATGGACTCCGGATGAGTTAGACCGGGCGCTCAAAGACCCGGCATTTATTCAGTTAGTTCAGGCCCGTCAACAGCACGCCTCATCGAATATGCCCCCGGCAAACTTCGACGGTTCCGCTGATGAGTGGAGCGCACTAACGCCGCAGGAAAAGCAAGCAGTGGTATCCGCGCAGAACACGGCACAGACAGCACTCGATGAAGTGTCCGCGCTCAAGTACCAGCTTAGCCGCACTGAGGAAGATTCAAAACTGAAGACAAGTTATCCCGACTACGACCCCAAGGTTGTTGACCAAATCCAACAGGATCTCGCAACCGGCAGGCTTCAAGCCACGCGGGAACATCTCTGGAAAGTCGCGAACTTTGAGAGTGCCGTTGAACGGGCTTACAGACTCGGTCTTCAGGACAGGAAACTTCAAGTTACTGAAAAACTAAACGCATCTTCTAATCTCCCAAATCACAACGTGACTGCAAGCGGAGACGTGCCTGAGGAAATCAAGAAACAAGGCTTCGGCGCGATTGGCCGCTTCCGTCTCGAACAATTGCGGGGGAAGAAGTAATTCATAAAGGAACTAATTAAATGGCTAACGAGTATTTCTTACAAACAACATTAGATCAAGTTCTCGTGACGAGCTTGGCTGATTATGGTTCGTCTGTCACAGATAACGCGTACTCCAGCAACACACTGCTCGGACTCATGGGCCGTGAACGCAAAGAGAAGATCAATGGCGGCACATCCATCATCCGGCAACTTGCTGATGCGATTCAGAATGATGGTGGGTTTTATTTAGGCGCTGATCCTTTGAACACATCGCAGTCCGATACGCTCAATGCCGTGGAATACAAGTGGCAGAACGCGTACGAACCGATCCAGATCACACGCGATGAAGAACGAATGAACTCCGGTAACGAACATAAGCTGATCGACCTGCTTGGACAGAAGATTAATTTGTCCACACTTGCGATCCGCCGCCGCATTGAACAGGCGATTTCCACACCGACTGCTGGCGCGAATAACCTGATTGACTTGGAAACTCTGGTAAATACCGGAACTCTCGGTTCAATCTCCGGTTCTTCTCAGCCGTTCTGGCAAGCCACGGTTACTGCTTCTGGCGCTTTCGCGACACAGGGCTTGACCGACATGACGACTGCTTACTACGCAGTCTCTGGCGGTGAACGTGAAGATAACCCGACTCACTTCTTCACGAACAAGACCGTGTTTCAGAAGTATGAGCAGACACGTCTTCCGCTTGAACGCTTGACTCCGGGCGGTATTGCCAATGCTGGGTTCGATGGCCTCACCTTCAAAGGTAAGCCCCTGACCTACGGCAATCACATCGGAAGCGGCCTCATGTTCGGCCTGAATATGAACTACATCAATCTTGTTGTTGATAGCGAAACGGACTTCATCACAACTCCGTTCATCATGCCCTCGAACCAGACAGCGAAGGTTGCCTTCATTCTGTGGCGCGGTCAGATGGTCACGGACAACCGTCGTCGTCACTTCAAACTTACGGGCATTTCCTAATAGGAGGGTCTCATGGCCGCAGTTACACCGACTCACGTTATTAGGGCAAGTATGGGCGACTATACGCTCCATATCGTTAGGCTTCCGGCAACAATGGATGCAACTAACACATGGGCGTCTGGAATCCCCGGAATCGTTTCGTGGCAATGCACCGCCTCTGAAACGCCTGGCACTCAAACCAATTCAGGCATCGCGGTTTCTCTTTCCGGTAGCACATTCACATTCACACCGGACGAGGACAACCAAAGCGCCGAATTGTGGGTAATTTCGAAATCATAAATCAAGGCGGGGCACGCGCCCTGTCACATGACTTCGGGGTGGGGGAGCGAACCTCTCCCGCCCTTTGAAGGATAAATAAAAAGGGAGATTTAAAATGGCAATTGATACACAGACATACTTTAGCAAGGCTTCAAGCGGTTTCGGCGGATCGAACGCCGCTCAGTTTGATAAGTTTGAACAGTCTGCGACACCGAAGTACCACGTTGGATATCTCGTCGAACAAGCTGATGGTTCCGCGTACCGTTACGTCCACTTTGGCGCAACAGTGAACCGTGGCGTTCTTGTGGCGCAAGACTTCAGCGAAATGAGCGTTGCGGATACTGATAACGCCATCATCGCCCCGGCTTCTGCCGTTGCTGTGAATGGTGAAACAGTGAAGCCTGGCGCTCTTGGATCGCGCTTCGTCGAGATCACGCTTTCCTCGATCGGTGCGAACCGTTTCGCGGGCGGCAAGTTCATTACGACTGATGATACCGGGGAAGGTTACACGTATGACATCGTTGGGAACACAGCGACTGATGATCCGGCTTCTGGAAATTTCCGCTTAGAGCTGGCTCAGCCGTTGCAGGTCGCAGTCTCAAACGATACCGACTTCTCGATCATCGCGAATAAGTATCACAACCTTGAAATCGCCACTGGCGCGACTGACGCAATCGTGGTCGGTGTTTCTTGCGCGACTATCAGCGCGGCTGATAACTACGGCTGGATTCAGACACGCGGCGTATGCGGCGTTCTGCAAGATGCTGACCTTCCTCCGATCGGATCAATGGTTCAGTTGTCTCTTGAAACTTCCGGCGCGGTCACACGTCTCGGCGGCACAACAGCGGGCTCCATCGGCAACTGGGAACACTCGGTTGTGGTTGGACGTTGCGTTGACATCGGCGATTCAACAGGTCATACCGCCGTTGATTTGATGCTCGACTAAGAGGTCAACTAAGGATGCGGAAACGAGCCTTCATACTCGGTAATTCGGGGGAGCTTTTAGATCACGATCTGTCACGCTTAAAAGGTGAGACGGTCTTTGGTCTAAACTGCCTCCCCCTCCGCTGTCCTGAGATTATTACGGATTACGTTTGCCTTGACATCATGATGGCATTCGTGCCGGAGATTCGCGCTCTCGTACCGAAATCAGCCCGTAAGTATTACTCGCGCATGATGTGGAATGCGATTGCGGAAGAGGATGGGGTTCATGTGTATGACGCGTATCCAGACAAGTTGACGGGTTTTGAGTTTTCACAAGACCGGGTGTACGGAGGCCGGACAGTGGCTTATGCGGCGCTCCAGATTGCGGCTTCTCAAGGATATGAAGAAATCTATCTTCTCGGAATTGATATGGGCCTTCCCGCAAACGGCATCATGCACATTCCAGAGCAACAAGTGATGCTGGACATGGTACGCGCTAAGAACCTGCGGAATCCCACGGTTGATAAGCGTGGTAAGAATCCGAATCATGAAGAAATGAAGGCGACGGTTACGAAGAATTTTATTTATGCGAAATCAGAGTTAGATAAGCGCGGTATTCAAGTTTTTAACCTTTCACGCGGTGGCAATCTTAACTGCTTCCCGAGAAGGATATTCAGTGAAGTGGTAAAGGAGGAAGTGAATGTTCGGTGATACGAATCATGGTTCAGTGAGATTGACGGAGGATGGCGCTGTAGGCCCTAGCGGGAAACCGATTCGCGTGTTTAGCGCAACGCAGTTATCGGGCGGTACGGCAGGAATCTTAGTTCTGCGGAACGGTACAACCGATTCAGGAACTGTTTACGTGCAGAAGACGGCGGGAACGGTCAGCAACACGGACACGGTTAATTTTGAGGGCGGACTTCTGTTTCCAAGCGGATGTTTCTTTGATAAGGACGCGAATACGACTGCGGTAGTTGTTGAGTTCAGAGTAGAAAAATAAACAGGAAGGGGAATTATCCCCGCAACCTAAAGGAGAAGTGACATGGGTTCATGGGTATCAAAAGATGGTGTGTGGAAGCCCGCGATTGAGCGCGTCGCGGTTTATGACAAAAACGGGGATCCGACAATTTATGAAGGCCCGGATCGTTCTGCGATGGAGTATTTAAAAGAAACGGGTGAGACGCACCTCGGGATGCACTTTACTGAAGACCCGGACATTATTGAACGCGCCCATGAACGCAAGATGACCGTGGATCAATTTTGTAAGACAGCGATTCATACCGAAGAGAAACGCAAGGCTGATTATGAAGCGAAGGCGGCTATCAAGGTGAACCATAAGGCTCCAGAACGCAAGCCTGCACAGAAACAAACTCAGACTGGCGGGACTAACACTGCGGGTGCCGGACACTTAGAAGGCGGATTCACAGAGTCAACCAGCTCTCCTGTAACTGAAGCGATCGCGAAGACAAAGGTTAAATAATGCCCTACGCGCTGGATAGCTACGTGATTAAAAGGGCCGTCATTGATAACGCGACAAGCGGAGACAACACGCTCGTTGCGGCGGTGCCGGGCAAGAAGATTGTCGTGCTGAGTTTGACTCTTATCTCTGCCGGAACCATGACGGTGAGGTTTGAGTCTGGCGCGTCCGGCACCGCCCTCACAGGACAGATGAGTGTCCTTGCGGCAACGGGTTTTCATTGGGGCTTCAATCCGATCGGACACATTGAGACGGCGGCTGGACAGTTACTTAACTTAGAACTCTCTGCGGCGACATCAGCGGATGGGTGCTTGAGCTATATCGAGGTTTAAGTGAAAGCGATTATTAAGAAGATTCTTGGCGGGAATAATTCTCAGTTTGAGATCTACGTGGACGTTTTGAATGACGCGGGTGAGATCAGCTTCTCTAAGACGATCGGGATTAATTATGTGCAGGATGATCCTGCGTTAGTTTTGGAACACGTTAAGGCCGCGATTAAGACGCACCTTGAGAAGTTTGAGCGGGAAGTTGCGAGTATTACGAAATCAGAAGTTGAGAAGTTGCTTGGTCAGGAGATTGAACTTTAGTGGCCATTGCGTTTGACAAATTCACGGATCTTGGGAACGGGACAGGGAATATCTCGGCGACACATACTCCGGTCGGGACTCCGAGAGGTGTGATTGTGCATGTGACATCTACCGGGGCCTCTGACGAAGTGTCGGGCGTCACGTATGGAGGCACCGCGATGACGGAAGTAACCGGATCTCCGGTTGTCCTTGGTGGCGGTGAAGACGGAAACGTGTCGAGTTGGTTTCTTGGCGCGTCTATTCCGACAGGCGCTCAGACTGTCACGGTGACGGTTAGCGGAGCCACAAACAAAGCCGCGTATTGCATCACGTATACAGCCTCAGATGACACGGAAGTTGTGGACACATCTTCGACCTCCTCAACCTCTGCCGCAAATCCGTCTTTTACGGTGTCGCTCGGCGGACGCTCCTGCGCGGTCTCTGAAATTTGGTATTCCGGTATGGGGGATCCGACAAACGTAACGCCTTTAACGGGCTGGACAAGCCGCGCAGAGTTTGACTTCGGCTCAGACATCGGCGGGATTTATACCTATGACACTATCGGCACATCCGATGTCACGGCTGGCTATACCTCTGGTGCGGATGACGTTGTGATTCTCGCGACAGCCATTGCGGAAGTTGTTGGCGGTGGCGGCGGAAGTGTGTTTACCCCTTACTTTTATCGTCAACATATTGCGAGGATGGCCTAATGTTTAAAAATACAGCGGCGAAGTTTATCGTGTTCGCCTTTGATGCGACTACGAACGTACCAAAGACAGGTGATGCGGCGAATATTACCGTGTACGTGTCGAAGGATTATGGGGCCGTGACGGCTCTGACAGATACCTCCGCGACTGAGATGGATGCTACGAATGCGCCAGGATATTACCTCGTTGATGCGGCACAGTCTGAGACAAACGCAGATTGCTTGCTTGTTTCCGGAAAGTCCTCAACTTCAAACGTTAAGGTGATTGGCGCTCCGGCGGTCATCTACACACGCCCTCAGACAGGCTGGCTTGCTCCAACTACAGCAGGACGCACGCTGGATGTCTCGGCAGGCGGGGAAGCGGGAATTGATTGGGCCAACATCGGATCTCCGACAACGGCTGTGGATTTAAGCGGAACGAATATTAAGACAGACCAGAAGGTTGACCTTAATACGATTAAGACGCAGACGGTGACATGCGCGGGCGGAGTCACAGTTCCAGCGGCAACATTGGCAAGCACGACGAATATTACGGCAGGAACAATCACGACAGCCACAAACGTCACGACGGTTAATGGTCTTGCTAATAACGTTATCACGGCGGCATCCATTAACGCAGACGCTATCACTGCGGCTAAATTAGCGAGTGATGTGACGGATGAAATCTGGGCAAAGGCCTGTACGGAACCGACCTCAGTTGTAGCGGCTAGCCCCACGGCTATCGCGGCGCTTAGCTGGTTACTAACCTTGAGCCGGAACAAAATCACGCAGACATCCACTGAGCAGATTCTTAAGGCGGATGATGGGACGACCACAATCGCAACAAGCACCGTGAGCGATGACGGAACAACTGCAACGCGAGGAGAGTTTGCGTAATGGCAATTGATACGGC